TATATTGGTTGGCAATCTGGTTCGTGACCCTGAGTTAAAGTACACCCAAAGCGGTAAGGCGGTCTGCAAATTCACCCTCGCTATCCCTGACCGTTTTAACAAGGAAAACACCAACTTCATTGACTGTGTAGCATGGGGCAAGACTGCGGAATTAGCAGGGTCGTATCTTGATAAAGGTAAAAAAGCTGGCGTAGTCGGCTCTATCGCTATCCGCAGCTACGAAACCAAGGACGGCAAAAAGGCAAAAGCGACCGAAATCAATGTGGAAGAACTGGAGTTTCTCACTCCGAAAGCCAATAGCCAACCAAAGGACGATTGGGAAAGTTTGGGCAGAGAAGTTGACGGGGACGATATACCGTTTTAACAAGCCGGGGCTTAATGCCATGGCTCCGGTATATATAGCGGAGAAGTAAAGGAGGGGACTTTATGAATAGAATGACAGCAAGAAGGCCGGATAACGGGTTAGCATATTTAGTTGGAGTAAAACCCAATGAACAAGTAGTAGAAAGTCCGCATTCGAACACTCTCAGGTGCATACTAGATTGTTTCCAACGCCTTGCCGAATACGAGGATACGGGGCTTATGCCTGAAGAAATCAAGGACGTGCAGGAAGCCCTTAATCCAATTCCTTTTGGGCGGTTTCATGATATTGCTACAGCTGAGCGTGAGGGTAGGTTGGTAATATTGCCGTGCAAAGTGGGGGATACGGTGTATGTGGCCGTAAAGGATTGTTATTGTGAATATGAAGGAGATATGAATGATTGTTCCTGTTGCGATTACGTTATTATGCCTTGCGATGACATTTTTAGATACGATGAGGATGAATGGCAATGCGGATTCAAGCCTCACATAAGGGAAGATGTATTTTGCGTTTCCATGTATGAAGCGATTGGCAAAACCATATTCCTTACCCGCGAAGAAGCAGAGGCGGCATTAAGTAAGGCAGGTGACTCCGAACCAAACACCGCAGACTCCCATTTTTAGTATATGCAGACCGAAATCATTCTATACCAAAGGAGGAGAGATATTTTGAAAGCCATTAAATTAAACATTAAACGCATCAAATGTGATAATTGCGATTATCGGGACAATTCAGTAAGACTTGAAGATTATGAAAGTTATCTGAATAAACCTTGCCCATGGTGCGGAGCAAATTTATTAACTCAAAAAGACTTTAATACGATAAAAAGATTAATCGCTGTAGCTAATTTTCTTAATTGGATATTAAGGCCTTTTTTAAAGTACGACAAAAATGCAGTGGGAATAAGAATTGTCGGGGAAATTAACGGTACAGGCAAAATCATGTTCAAACTGCCCAAGAAGGAGGTCGAGTAAATGGATTACCAAGAACGCAAAAGACGGGACAGACGGGTGCAAGTGCCGCCCCTGAGCTACTGGCAGAAGTACAACGAAATGACTGATGAGGAAGAGTTTTGCCGGGCGATGACTGACATTATGGACGTATTCGGCAGGTTTATTTCATTCTTAGCGATCATCGGCATCATAGCCTTGGTTTCCTATCACTTCAAAATCTATTGGCTACCGGGTGCAGTTGCATTTTTATATGTAGCCTGGTGGTTATTCTGGGGGAGGCGGTAAGATTGGCAAAGATACTTGACTCTACATGTGGCAGTAGAATGATTTGGTTTGATAAAGAAAATAAAGACACGCTATACATGGATAATAGGAAACTAAGCACTGTCTTATGTGATGGTAGAACGCTTAATATCAACCCTGATGTAATAGCCGACTTTCGCAATATGCCTTTTTATGATAATACATTCTACTTAGTTGTATTTGACCCTCCGCACTTAAAAAACGCCGGTTCATCTTCTTGGCTGGCCAAAAAATACGGAATATTATCAGGAGATTGGAAACAAGACATTAAGCAAGGTTTTAACGAGTGTATGCGTGTTTTGAAGCCTAACGGCACGCTTATTTTTAAATGGAATGAAGAACAAGTCAAATTAAGTGAGGTTATTCATGCTATTGGATTTAAACCGCTTTTTGGGAACCGCAGAAGTAAAACACACTGGTTGGTTTTTATGAAAGGGGTCCAGTAATATGCCAAAAACCTGCGTAATGTGCGCTTATTTGACGATGCAGATTGGCAGGTGCTAGTTGATAACGGCATATCTGATTCGCAGCTTTATAAGATGGCGGGTAATTCTATTGTAGTCAGGGTGCTTGAGAAGATAATGGAAAACTTGTTTATGGGTAATGCGGCTAGTTGTACGAAACAGTTAGTTTTATTCGGATAGGAAGGAGGCGATAAGATGGCTAACACAAAAATTGAATGGTGCGAAAGAAGCTGGAATCCGATAACTGGCTGTTCCAAAATCAGTGAAGGTTGCAAGCATTGTTATGCGGAGAGAATGAGCAAGCGACTTGCCGGACGGTGTGGGTATGACAAGGACGAGCCGTTTAAGGTTACTTTTCATCCCGACAAGCTGGATGAGCCTTTAAGGTGGAGAAAGCCGAGCAGGATATTTGTTTGTTCAATGGGCGATTTATTCCATGAAGGTGTTGACGATGGATTGCTGTGTCGAGTTTTCGATGTAATGGCAGTTGCCGAACATCATACTTTTTTAATTTTAACCAAACGACCGGCGAGAATGAGAGAATTTTTTGCCCGTTGTGTTCACGGCAATTTCCAGAACCTCTGGCTAGGCGTAACTGCCGAGAACCAACAGAGAGCCGATGAGCGCATACCGATACTGCTACAAATACCTGCCGCCAAACGATTTGTAAGCGTGGAACCGATGTTGGGAGAAATAGATATTACTAAATACCTTACACAACTTGACTGGGTTATCTGCGGTTGTGAGAGCGGGCCCAACAGAAGAACCTGCCAAACTGAGTGGATTCGAGATTTAAAAAATCAATGCATATCTGTTGGGGTTCCCTTCTTCCTTAAACAAATGGAAGTAGGCGGCAAGTTGGTGAAAATGCCTGAACTAGATGGTCAAATATGGAACGAATATCCGAAGGAGGGGAAATAATGCCAAAAACCTGCGTAATGTGCGCTTACTGGAAACCAGACGGCAAGATTCAAGGCATCATACGGCACGGTGGCAAGTGCAAGCTGAACGATAAAGAGACCCGGATGGATGATAAATGCATACTGTGGAAGATTTGCAGCCCAAACCAGCTGGAAGCGAGGAAAGAGGCGGGGCTGGTGGAGGAGGTAGAGGAGTGATTGCTCAAGAAAAGCGGCTAAGCCAACAGGTAAAATGCGAATTATATAACGATAATTTCCAGAATTTCAAAAGGTACAATATACCACGGGCTCAGCTAGTAATTGCTGATATACCTTATAACTTAGGCGTAAACGCTTATGCCTCAAGCACCGAATGGTATATAGACGGTGACAACAAGAACGGTGAATCAAAGAAGGCTGGCAAGGCATTTTTCAACACTGATTACAATTTCAACATAGCAGAGTATATGCACTTCTGTTCTAAACTACTGGTCAAAGAGCCGAAAGAAACAGGTAAAGCCCCAGCCATGATTGTATTTTGCAGCTTCCAGCAGATTCCTATGGTGATTGAATACGGCAAGAAACACGGATTTATGAATAGCTATCCTTTGTTCTTTATCAAAAATTACAGCTCCCAGGTGCTGAAGGCAAATATGAGAATCGTTGGGGCGACAGAGTATGCGGTAGTTTTATATCGGGACAAGCTGCCGAAGTTCAATAACCACGGGGAAATGATCTTTAACTGGATGAACTGGCACAGGGACACCACAACACCGAAAATACACCCTACGCAAAAACCTTTATCGTTGTTAAAACATTTAATTGAGATATTCACGGATGAATATGAGGTAGTGATCGACCCATGCGCCGGTAGCGGAACAACATTAAGAGCCGCAGCAGAATTAAATAGGCACTCATACGGTTTCGAAATTGACAAGAAGATATATAGGCAAGCAAAGGAGATCATCTTGAGCAATATCCAGCCTAATTTGTTTTTAGCGGGGAGGCGATAACTTGAACCTTCACAAACGCAACTACAACTTTGTTTATTGGCTAAAGAAGGCGAAAGAGTGGGGCATACCAACCGAGGGACGGGAAGATGAAGCCCGGAAGGAAGCGGAAGCAAGGTATCGGAGAGAGTACAGGA